GATTTACCTGAAAATGATATTCAGGAAGAAGTTGTAACTGACGAAGTTGTTGAGACAGGCGGACCCGTAGAAATTACAGATGAAGAAGATGGTGGAGCAACTATCGACTTTGATCCGTCTCAAACAAATATTGATGCAGGTGATGACCACTTTGCAAACTTAAACGAATTACTTCCAGAAGATGACACAGACGCAATTGGTAATCAATTACAAAGTGATTACATGGAATACAAATTATCCCGTGCAGAATGGGAAAGAACTTATATTACTGGATTAGAATTATTAGGATTCAAATACGAAAATAGAACTCAGCCTTTCCAAGGAGCTTCAGGTGCAACTCACCCAGTTTTAGCAGAAGCGGTTACTCAGTTTCAAGCTTTAGCTTATAAAGAATTATTACCGGCTGATGGCCCGGTTAGAACACAAGTAATGGGAATAAGTTCTCCTCAAAAAGAACAACAAGCTCAACGTGTTAAAAATTTCATGAACTATCAAATTATGGATCAGATGAGTGAGTATGAACCAGAGTTTGATCAAATGTTATTCTATCTTCCATTATCAGGTTCAACATTTAAAAAAGTTTACTATGATGATTTATTAGGTAGAGCAGTATCTAAATTTATTCCTGCAGATGATCTTGTAGTACCTTATACAGCTACATCATTAAATGATGCTGAAGCAGTTATTCATGTTGTTAAAATGTCAGAAAATGATTTACGTAAACAAATGTATGCTGGCTTTTATTCTGATATTGAACTTACTAAACCTACAGGAACAATTACAAATGAACTGAAGGAAAAAGAGAGAGAAATTGAAGGAGTTCAAAAGTCACAAAGAACAGATCCTCTATATACAATTCTAGAATGCCACGTTAATTTAGATTTAGAAGGTTTTGAAGATGTTGGTGAAGACGGAGAACCAACTGGAATAAAATTACCTTACCTCGTTACAATTGAAGAAGGTAGTAGGAAGGTTTTGTCTATTAGACGAAACTTTGCGCCCAATGATCCAAAGAAACTTAAGATCCAATATTTCGTCCACTTTAAATTTCTGCCAGGGCTTGGATTTTATGGCTTAGGATTAATACACATGATTGGCGGATTGAGTCGTACTGCAACTGCGGCTCTCCGTCAGTTATTAGATGCAGGTACATTATCAAATTTACCAGCCGGATTTAAACAAAGAGGTGTTAGAGTTAGAGATGACTCTACTGCTATTCAACCAGGAGAATTTAAAGATGTTGACACTCCAGGTGGAAATTTAAAAGATGCTTTCGTATTCCTGCCTTACAAAGAACCCTCACAAACTTTATTACAGTTGATGGGTATTGTAGTTGACGCGGGACAGAGATTCGCATCAATTGCTGACATGCAGGTTGGTGATGGGAACCAACAGGCCGCTGTTGGTACAACTGTAGCTCTTTTAGAACGTGGTTCAAGAGTGATGTCAGCAATCCACAAAAGATTATACGTTGGATTAAAACAAGAATTTAAATTATTAGCCGGAGTCTTTGCAACATACTTACCCCCTGAATATCCTTACGATGTTCCTGGTGCTGCAAGAAATATTAAAGCTATGGATTTTGATGAGAGAGTAGATATTCTACCGATTGCTGATCCAAATATATTTTCTATGTCACAACGTGTGACACTAGCTCAAACACAATTACAATTAGCTCAAACGAATCCACAAATGCATAATATGTATAATGCCTACAGATCTATGTATGCAGCGATTGGTATAAAAGATATAGATAGAATCTTACCACCACCGCCACCGAATCAACCTAAAGATCCGGCGATTGAACATATAGATGCGTTAGGTCAAAAACCTTTCCAAGCATTTCCTGGTCAAGATCATAGAGCACACGTTACAGCTCACTTAAATTTCATGGCAACTAATTTTGTTAGAAATAATCCAAGTGTAACTGCATCGTTAGAAAAAAACATTTTAGAACACATTTCTTTAATGGCTCAAGAACAAGTTCAATTAGAGTTCCCTCAAGAATTCCAAATGATGCCTCAACTTCAACAAGCTGCAGCACAGAATCCACAAGCCAAACAACAGTTAACTCAAATTTCTCAAGTGATAGAAGCTAGAAAAGCTGTATTGATTGCGGATATGACTGAAGAGTTTATGAAGGAAGAGAAAGCTATTACAACTCAATTTGATCATGATCCATTATTAAAACTTAAAGAAAGAGAAGTTGATCTTAAAGCAAGAGAAGAAGAGAGAAAAGTAAAAGAAGACGAAGCTAGACTCGCTTTAGATAGATTAAAAATGATGCAAGCTAAAACTATGCAAGATGAGAAATTAGATCAAAATGAAGAGTTAGCTAAGTTAAGAGCGGACACTACTATGGATAAAGCTATGCTTTCAACTGGAACTAAGCTTTACGGAGATAAAATGAAAGCTAAAGACGTTAATACCTTGAAAGGTCCTAAAAGATAGTATAATAAAATAACAGGAGATAAATATGAAAAATTACAAAAAATCTAAAGCAATTAAAATTCCTTCTCAAAACTTGGAATTAGATCCTAGATCTGAAACAAGTATTAGAGGAAGAAACTACATTGCTAAAGGTGATACAGAAACTGTTAAAGGCACAGGCGCTGTAAGAAAACCTGTAAAAGCTACCTGGTTTTAATATGTGGTTATCGGCAATTAAGTTAGCCGTTTCTGCAGGTTCACACATCTATAAAAATAAGCAACAGACAAAGATGCTTATGTCAGATGCTGCTATGAAACATGCTCATAAAATGAGTACTGGGGAATTAGAGTATTCTGGAAAATTACTAGAAGCTAGACAATCAGATTGGAAAGACGAATTTATTTTAATTTTATTGTCGGTCCCGATTATTATGTTGGGATGGTCAGTATGGTCAGATAATCCTGTACATATGGAGAAAATGGAGTTATTCTTTCTACACTTTGGAAATTTACCATTTTGGTACCAAACAATTTTTGTCGGGGTAATTGCTTCTGTCTATGGACTTAAGGCAACAGATCTGATAAAGAGAAAATAATTATGTCAAATAGAAATTTTAATAAACAAACTACAAACGCTAGACAAGGTTTAGCAGAAGGTGGACCTGCTAAAAGAAAAAAACAACAGGCTGATTATATGAAAAAACATGGTAAAAATGAACCTCGTAGAAAAACATTATCAGTTAAAAATACTTATAAAAAAGAAGTAGAAGGATTAAAAAAATAATGTCAAAATATTTCAAAGCGTATAATGCAGTTAAAAATTTAATTAAAGGTGGTAACACTTCACCAACTATTTCATCTGTTAAACCTTCAATTCATAAAACTAAAAAAGCTCAGAAAACTTCTGAAATGAAAATTCAATTTAATAAACAGAAGAGCAGAACTCTTTCTGATAGAAAAATGGGTAAAAAAGAACCTACTTTAACTGAGTATGCAAATAGAAAACTAACTACTCGTGAAAGAAATGAAGCATCTAAAAAAATGTTTGACGATGCTAACGGAAGAACTAAAAAAGCTGAGGGTGGAGCAATCACACCTAGAGATATTAATAAGAATGGTAAAACTGATGATTTTGAAAGAGCTAGAGCTAAAGGCATGGCTAAAGGAATGGGAAGACAATTTAGAGATTCTAAAGCTGATGGTGGCAAAGCTACACACAAAACTAAAGACGGACGTACTGTTAAAAAAGGTTTATACTATTACATGAACCGAGCCAAAAAAAGAGGCACAAGTAAACCGGGTAAAGGATCTGTTACCGATAAAGCTTTAAAACAATCTGCTAAAACAGCAAAAAAAGATTAATGAAAGACTTTATAAACAAAATAGTTTGTAAAATATTTGGTAAAAGATGTGAATGTAAAGACGTTCCACCTACACCTACTCATTGTGTGAGATGTGGAGATTTATTTAAAGATTGTGCATGTATAAGTTAAACACTATGAATAAATTAAATAAAAATAAAATCAAAAAAGTATCTAAAGCTTTGGTAAAAGCATCTAAGTTACATGCAGGTCAAGCTAAGGTATTAAAAAAAGTAATAAAAAAAAGATAATGGCTTCTGCAGCTTGGACCAGAAAAGAAGGTAAATCCAAATCGGGTGGACTTAATAAAAAAGGCGTTGCATCTTACAGAGCAGCAAATCCTGGTTCCAAATTAAAAACAGCAGTTACAACTAAACCCTCAAAATTAAAAGCAGGTTCTAAAGATGCTAAACGTAGAGCTTCTTTCTGCGCGCGTATGACCGGGATGCGTAAGAGACAGAAAGCTAGTAATAATACTGGTGAAGATAGATTATCTAAATCACTTAGAAAGTGGAATTGCTAGTGAGAGATACTAAATCAATAGAAAATTTTTTAAAAAAGAATCTTAAAGAGATAAAAGAATTGAGTTTGTTTAGACACTTGAAAAAAGAAGTAGAAACAGGGGCTAGCGGAACTCAAGATTATGTGATAAAAAAAGGACCTAATAAAGATAAAATAGCAAAAAAATAGAAAGGGAAAAAATGGAACCAGAACAAGTATTAGCAAAATTAAGAAGAGCACTAGATAAAAGAGTCACGTTATTAGCCTTATCCGTTACATCAGGAGGGGTTGACAGTATGGAGACTTACAAGTATACAATAGGACAAATAAATGCACTGGAATCAGTGCGCCAGGAAATCATTAGCCTGCTAAACGATAAGGAAGAAAATGAACAAAGCGGAACAGTCATCGACCTCAATAGAGGTTCCAAAAACTAAATCAGCATTATTAGATAAATATAAAGAAGAGCCTGTAAAAGAAGTTACAGCGGAAACTACAAAATTACCTATGCCCACAGGATGGCGTATGTTAGTTCTCCCTTTCAGAATGAAAGAGAAAACTAATGGCGGAATCTTAATGGGACAAGAAACTATCGATAGACAACAAGTTGCATCGCAATGCGGAAGCGTTCTTGCTATGGGACCTGATTGTTATTTAGATAAAGATAAATTTCCACATGGTCCGTGGTGCAAGGTTAAAGATTGGGTAGTCTTTGCACGTTATTCAGGATCACGAATCGAGATCGAAGGTGGAGAAGTTCGTCTATTAAACGACGATGAGATACTCGCAACCGTACAGGATCCAACAGACATCCTGCACAAATATTAACATAGTAGAAAAGGAGCCACTATGCCAGAAGAACAAAAACAATCACCGGGACAAATCTCGGTTGATTTAGATACATCAGGGCCAGAGGTCGATGTAGCTATTGAAGAAGTAAAAGAGGAAGCGGTAATTGATACTGCTCCAGAAAACACGGACCACGGAACAGAAACAGAAGTAATACAGGAAACAAAGGAAGACAAGAAACTAGAAGATTATAGTACAGGTGTACAATCTAGAATTGCTAAATTGACTCGTAAGATGAGAGAAGCTGAAAGACGAGAGCAAGCTGCACTTCAATACGCCGGCGCTATAGAAGCAAAAAGAAAAGAGGATAAATCTAGATTTGATAAGATTGATTCCGATTACCAAACTAAATTTGAAACTAACCTAAAAACTGGACTCGATTCAGCGCAAAAAGATCTTGCACTGGCTATTGAGAATGGGGATGCGGCGTTACAAGTTGAAGCAAATAAAAGAATTGCTTCTTTAGCCTTTGAAAATGCTAAAGCAGAGCAACGTAAAGCAACAAGACCAGTTGAGCAGGAAAAACCTGTACAACTATCTGACGGTGGACAATTACCAAAACAAACTCCAAGATCATTACCACAAGCTGATCCTATGGCGGAAGATTGGGCAGCAAAAAATGAATGGTTCGGAACAGATAGAGCTATGACTTTTACTGCCTTTGAGATTCACAAGGATTTAGTGGATAAAGAGGGTTATGATCCAGCGAGTAACGAATATTATGAAGAGGTTGACAAAAGAATTAGAGTTGACTTTGGGCATAAATTTGGTAATAATGATATAAAGCAAACGAACAGGGCCGTTCAGTCGGTAGCTTCGGCTAACAGAAGCACAAAACCTGGTCGCAAAACTGTGAGACTCACTTCTTCACAGGTAGCAATAGCTAAAAAATTAGGAGTGCCACTCGAAGAATATGCAAAACAATTAAAACTCACGGAAGGAGCATAAGCATATGACAAAAGAAACAATAAATAAAACTTCTCGTGCGGCTAATACTAGGGACAAAACTGAACGACCTAAAGAGTATAAGCCACCTTCATCACTCGATGCACCTACAGCGCCAGATGGCTTTGTACACAGATGGATAAGAGTAGAATCAATGGGCTTTCAAGATACCAAAAATTTACATGGTAGATTAAGAGCTGGATACGAATTAGTGAGAGCTGAAGAGTATGAAGATTCTGACTTTCCAATAGTACAAGACGGAAAATACGCTGGAGTAATTGGAGTAGGAGGCCTTGTCTTGGCAAGGATACCCGAAGAACTTGCGCAGCAACGTCAAGAGTATGAGACACGACAAACTCAAGCTCAGGACGAAGCAGTAAACAACGACTTACTTAGGGATCAAGATAGAAGAATGCCGATGAGCGTCGAGCGTTCTAGCAAAAGCTTCGGTGGCAGCAAGAAATAAAATTCTATTTCTTTCTCCAACGAATAACATTAACCGAACTGGAGGCCACTAACGTGGCAGGTTCACTAAGGAGAAAAAAACATGGCAAATAGAAATGTAGCCGGAATGGGTTTTACACCTGTTAGTACTTTAGGCAATGCGCCTGCAGTATCAGGACAGTCAAAGTATAAAATCGATAATGGCAACGCGACTAACATATATCTCGGCACGCAGGTTCAAACTGCAGCTGGTTATGTGACAGTTGGTACAGCTAGTAGTAAAACTATTGGCGTATTCAACGGATGTTTCTACACTGCGGCTAACACACAGAAGCCAACGTGGAGTAACGTTTATATAGCAAGCACAGCTACTGATGGCAGTGGCGATATTGATGCGTTTGTAAATGATAACCCTTTCCAGAACTATGAAATTGCAACTGACGCTGCAGTAGCACAGGCTGGATTTATGGAAACTTACGACAGTAATGCTGTTGCAGGAAGTACAGTTACGGGAAGATCATCTCAAACATTAGATATCGGAACTACAGCAGCAACAACTAAGCAATGGAGACTAATACGAGTAGCAGAAGACCCTGAGAATGAAGACATTACAGCGGCTTATGCAAAAGTAATAGTAGTACAAAACCTTTGCGAATTTGTAACACCAAGTTAATCAACAAATAGGAGAATAAAAACATGGCAATATCAAGAGCACAACTCGTTAAAGAGTTAGAGCCAGGTCTAAATGCACTATTTGGCTTGGAATACAAAAGATATGAAAATCAGCACGCTGAGATTTATACAACAGAATCATCTGACAGAGCTTTCGAAGAGGAAGTAATGTTATCTGGTTTTGCAAACGCAGAAGTCAAAGCAGAAGGTTCAGGTGTTAATTACGATGAAGCACAAGAAACTTACACTGCTAGATACACAATGGAAACGATTGCGCTAGCTTTCGCTATCACTGAAGAAGCAATAGAGGATAACCTTTATGATAGACTTTCTTCTAGATACACAAAAGCACTAGCAAGATCTATGTCCAACGCTAAAGAAGTAAAAGGTGCAGCACCATTAAATAATGGTTTTGGTACATTTACATCTGGAGACCAAGTATCACTGTTTAATACAGCGCATACTACAGTTTCAGGTACGGATGTAGCTAACACTTTTGCTACTCAAGCTGACTTAAACGAAACTTCATTAGAGCAAGCGCTAATCGACGTAGCTGCTTTCACTGATGAAAGAGGTTTAAGAATAGCTGCTAAAGCGGTTAAGATGATCATTCCATCAGCTAACCAGTTCAACGCTGAAAGACTTATGAAGTCTCAAGGTAGAACTCAAACTGCTGATAATGATATCAATGCAATCAACTCAATGGGAATGGTTCCTCAAGGTTATAGAGTGAACAACTTCCTAACTGATTCTGATTCTTGGTTCTTAATTACAGACGTTCCAAATGGTATGAAGATGTTCTCAAGAACTCCGTTGACTACGTCAATGGAAGGAGACTTCGACACTGGAAACGTTAGATACAAAGCTAGAGAAAGATACGCGTTTGGCGTTTCTGACTATAGAGGTATCTTCGGTTGTAGTGGTGCATAATCAGTAAATAATTTTGTGGCGGGACATAGTTTCGCCACATTTAAACAGTAGAAAGAAAAACTTATGAAAAAAACTCTCATCAACATCTGGGCCTACAACCACCATGCAAAATTTAATATTGAACATGAGTTTGATACGGCTGAAAGTGTTGAAAAAGCTATACTTGACAAAGTTGGAGAAAGAGGTATAGTTTGGGAAAATCTCGGATCAAGTTATCATCCGGGATTAAATAGAATAACTTATGAAGAGGTTATCGATGATACAAGACCTATACAAAGCAAAAAGGTCCTTGGAGTTGAAGTGGGAACAGGAGCATCTGGATAATAACAGGTATACTCTTGAGATGGTTAGAATTGACGACAAAGTCAAAAAAGTCATCACAGATATCAAGCTTGAAGAAGCAAGATTAGCTCACTTAAAGAATAGCGTAGAAGGCGCTGCTCCACAAGTTTCTGTAGCTACTTAGACAAAAGCTACATTGCGTAAATCGCATTTTTACTGTGGGATTTCTTGCACTCTACTCAAATCTAGTATACTACTTACTTACTATATAATAAATTAATTGAATGCTGACCTATTATAGTGGACGGCCTAGAGACAGTATTCATAATAACTAGGAGAATATATCATGGCAACAACTCTATTTAGAGGACCCGTACTTCAAGGGAAAATCAATGAAGCAGGTTTAACTGGATTTAATATTGAAAAAAAAGAATCTAGCTATACTGTAGCAAACGGTGATTCAGGAAAAACACTTACATCAAAAACTGATGGTGTTGTTTTTACTTTACCTGCAATCTCAGTCGGAAGAGTAGTAACCTTCGTTAATACTGCACAAGATGGCGTTAATACTTTTACAATTAGTCCTGCCGCAGCTGATGGTATTTTGTATGCTGGATCTTTAGTAGACGATAAAGACCTTATTAATACAAAAGCTACATCTAAAGTAGGTGACTTTGTTACTCTTGCATCTTTGAACTCAACTGTTTTTTGGACAGTTGTAGACGTTCAAGGTACGTGGGCAAAAGAAGCATAATAAATAATTAAGGGGCCCTTCGGGGCCTCTACAAAATTTAAGGAGAAAATTATGGGAATAACATCAAAAGTTAAACAATCAATAATACTAGCAGCAGATGGACAAATTCAATCCCTTGTTGCTGGCTCAGCAGCCAATATTACTAAATGTAATATTATGAGTATCTATGCACAAGCTTCAGCAGCAGATGCTGAAATAAAAATATATAATGAAATTGGAGATGCAAAAACAGCAGCTAAATTAATTTACCACGGTAAATTTGGATCAGCAGCCAATGAAACTATTGAATTTAATTTACCAGGTGCCGGTATTTATGCTGATACTGGAATGTATGCAGATGTAACTAACTGTGATTTCTTTTATATTATAGGAACATTTTAAAGGAGTATTAAATGTCTAATACAACTTCAAGTGCTTATCAATTTGATCAAGACTTTTCTATTGATGAAATTATTTCAGATGCCTATGAACGTATCGGTTTAGTTGGTACTTCTGGACATCAATTAAAAACAGCTAGAAGATCTTTAAATATTTTATTTCAAGAATGGGGTAATAGAGGTTTACACTTTTGGGAAATTGGTAATACAAATGTTACATTAACTCAAGGGTCTACTACTAATGTCGATGCAACTGACGAAGGTGCTGGAACATATACTTTTTACAGAAACTCAGTTGATAGTGCCGCAGCAGCAGCTGCTTCACCTCAAGCAACAACTTTACCTACAGCAAATATCTATGGTATTACAGATCTTTTAAATGTTACTTATAGACAAAATTATAATACTACTTCTCAATCAGATGTTGGATTAACTAAAGTAGACAGATCCGCATATTCAGGTACAGCTAACAAAGCTGCAGTTGGAACCCCTTCTCAGTTTTGGGTACAAAGATTTATAGATAGAGTTACAGTTACACTTTATCCGTTACCTAGTGCAAGTGCTGCGGCGGCTACAAGTAAATTAAGTATATATTATGTTAAAAGAATTCAAGATGTGGGAGCATTTAGTAATGCAGTTGATGCCCCTTATAGATTTGTTCCATGTATGGTTTCTGGTTTAACTTATTTATTATCTCAAAAGTTTGCACCAGAGAGAACACAAGAATTAAAATTGTTTTACGAAGATGATTTAGCAAGGGCTTTATCTGAAGATGGATCTCCATCTAGTACATACATAACCCCTAAAACTTATTACCCTAATATCTAATGGCTGTTTATTCCAAAGGTTCTAGAGCATTAATGATCTCAATGAGATCGGGTGCTGCATTTCCATATAATGAAATGGTTCAAGAATGGAATGGATCGTGGGTTCATAATTCTGAGTTTGAAGTTAAGCAACCTCAACTAACACCAAGACCCGTGGGCGCTGATGCACAAGCCTTGGAACATGCATATCCAGCAAGAACAGAATTTGGTGTTTTAGATTTATTAATGTTTAATCCATTTGAAACATACCAAGTTGGATCAGGGATTGTAAATGTTAATTTACCAGGACATAAATATGAAACAGGAGATATAAAAAGATTTCGTGGTGCTCCAGGTATAGCTGGAAATTATAATACACCCGATAATGTTAATGGTATTACAGGAGCAGTTATTGCAAGAAGTACAGGATATGCTATAACAGTAGGTAAATATGTAACTGGAGCAACTGATGCTACTCAAACTAATTGGTTTTGGTTTACAGCCGCAACAAATGCTACATCAACAGGAAGAGGAGGAGGTTACCCCGTAGGAGTTGGACCAGTAACTTTACAACCATAATTATGGCATACACTTACGCAACTTTAACAACCGCAATTAGAGATTATACTGAAGTAGGTTCTACAGTCTTTACACAAGCTATAATTGATGACTTTATTATGTTATCTGAAAATAGAATTAGTAATGATTTACCTATGGATGCAGATAGATTTGTCCAAGAAGGGACAATGGCAGCTGATGTAAATAATATAAGAGTACCAGCAGGAACTTTATTTGTAAGAGGAGTAGAAGTATTTAATGCAGCCAATACCACTGAACAAGGTTTTTGGTTAGAGAAAAGAGATCAAACATTTTTATCTGAGTATGTAGGAAGATTAACAGGA